GATGAACATGAGCCGCAAGAGCTACGAAGGTGCTCTCGGCGGTCTAGATTCGCAGATTCAATCCGTCGCCACAGCCCAAGCTGCCGACGTTATCAATCCGAAAGCCTTACTTCAAAAGCGATGCACCATCGACGGCGTTTTCTATCGGATTGCCGAGGTATCTGCTGGCAGTATCTCGGTCGAGTTCACCTTGGCCGACCCGAACGAGAGCCGCTAACCTTTGACAATCCGTCAAGGGCATGGCTGGCAACGTCTATTCTGTCGCGCGTAATTGGTTCGTTTGGGCGCATCGTGACGCTAAAAACACCAATGCCATCCGCAAGGCTTTCAACGATTGCATGGCCGGAAGCCTGGGCAAAGGTGGTCTTGACGTTGTGACCAGCGCGGCCAAGAACGGAATCAGCATGCAGAAGACCGTGGGCATGAGTGAGTCCGAACGAATGGACGCGCTCAGGATTGCGATTCAGTGGCTCGATCAAGGCTTCGTCACATCAAATCGCAGCCTTGGCCGCTTTTGACAATCGGCCATAAACGATGGCCATCCTCGACCAATACGGGCGCACGATTCCCAACTACCGCGCAGCGCGGGCAGCGAACGAAAACCGCGACAGGCCATGGGAGCCGATTGAGCGCAAGGACATCACTCAGCTCATTCCGAAGGTTGACCGGGAAAAGCTTCGCAGCCATGCCCGCCGGATTTATATCAACTTTGGCCCAATCAAGAACGCGATCAATCAGCGTTCAATGTATTCCGTTGGCCGCGCATTCGTGCCGACTTTCAAGGGGACGGACAAGGCTTTTGGAGACGAAGCGACGACATGGTTGACCGATTCGTTTTACGCCATCGGAGATTCCCGAGGCGGCATGCACGATCTCAAAACCAACCTTTTCGGATGGTCAACCGCGATTGACGTTGATGGCGAAATCTTTATTTTGCTGACGGAAACCAAGACGGGATACCCACAATACCAGGGCATCCCGTCGCACCGGATTTGCAACCCGTGGGGAATGGCCGACGGTCCGATGCGCGGCGGCACTCTTCAGGATGGAATCATCTACTACCCATCCGGCGAGGCAAAGGAATACGCCTTTTGCGACCAAGAGGGGAAGCTCTCCGAATGGCTCAAGGCTGAAAACGTCATCCACCTTTACGACCCCGAATGGCAGTATCAAGGCCGAGGTTTGACCGCGCTTACGCACTGCATCAACGATTGCCGCGATATCATTCAATCGACCGATTGGGAGCGTCTTGCAATGATGCAGATGAGTTCAATCAGCCTAATCGAATACAATGAGAACGGCGGTCCAGACATGGACGACGTTGGCGCGACTCTGATTGGCGACACCGAAACCGGGCGCGGCATTACGGTCGAATCACTCGACGGCGGAACCGTTCGATATTTCAAAAGCGGCGGCGGCGGCAAAATTGAAACACTGGTCAACAATCGCCCCGGAAACCCGTTCATGGATTTCCATGACAGGCTTTTGAAGTCTGCTTTCGCTGGACTCAACTGGCCATACGCCTTTTATAATGGACACGGCGCAGGTGGCGGCACGGCGCAACGGACCGAGATAGCTATGGCGCAACGGTCCATTGAGGACCGCCAAGACCTGCTTTGCTACGCGGCCAAACGAATCATTGGCTATGCAATCTCGAAAGGCCAGAAGCGCGGCGACTTGCCAGCCTCGAACGATTGGTGGAGATGGGATTTCTCATTCCCTGCAAAGCTCACGATTGATGACGGGCGAATCACGAAGGAGCTTGAAACACTCTGGAGAATCGGAGCCGTCAACATGCGCGAAATCGTTTCCATGCGCGGCAACACCCTTGAAAGTCACCTGCGTGACAGGGCTGTCGAGGTCGCACTGCGCAAGACTATCGCAGAAGAAATCGGCGAACTTTACGGAGTCGATATTGAGGAGCGGGAAATGTCTATGCTTACGCCGAACGAGCCAGCCGAAACCAAATCAGACGACAATTCAAACGACACCATAAGCTCATGAACTTCATCGAAATCCAAAACCGCGCCGGAAAGCTCAAGCTGAACGATGGCGTCAACAAGGACTCTGCGGACAAGCTCATCACCGAGCTAGAACAGCTTTACGGACCTTCAGCCGTCGCCGCTCAAATGAAGATCGGAGATGTGGTATGCTCCGCATCGAAGGCACTCGAAAGCGTTGACGTTGAAATCAATTCACCCGGCGGCAGCGTCTTTGAGGGAAACCGAATCTACAGCGCATTGCGCGAAATGGCAGCGCGAGGAGTCGCAATCACCACGACCGTCAACGGGTTGGCAGCATCCATGGGCAGCGTTATTCTAATGGCTGGCGACAAGCGCCGGATGACAAAGGGAAGTCGGGTCATGATTCACGAAGCCTCGACTATCGCAATGGGCGACGCGCGGGAGATGAAGAAGACTGCCACCGTCCTCGAAAGCATCAGCTCCGAGATCGCCGGAATCTACGCCGAACGCACCGGAGGCGACGCTGCCGACATTCGCAATCTCATGTATGCAGAAACGTGGATGACTGCCGAGGATGCAAAGGCAAACGGATTCATTCACGCCATCATCAAGGACGGCAAGCCGGAAGAATTTGACACCGACGCGAAAGGTATGGCTAAAGGAATTTTCTCAATCTTCAAAGGCGACGACGCCGCTGCCGACATTCTGGCCGCTGCAAAGTCGGAAAACGAAACGCTCGCCGCTGAACTTGCGGACGTTCAAGCCAAGCTGACCGAGGCTCAAGGCTTCGCACAAGTGGTCGCTGAAAAGCAAGTCGAGATCGACAACATCGCCAGCGCCAAGGCTGACATCGAAGCCAAGTTCACCGCTATCAGCACCGAACTCGAAACCGTCAAGGCCGAGGTCACTGCCAAGGTTGCCGAAATCGAAACCGTCAAGGCTTCCGTCGAAACTCGCGCCGCCGAACTTCTTGCCCAGCGCGGACATCCCGCCCCTGTCGCGCTGCTTGGCGACGAAGGCGAAGGCAACCCCAAGGAAATGAGCCGCGACGCTTTCAACAAACTTACGCCGTCGAAGAAAAGCAAGTTCTGTAAAGACGGCGGCAAGATCGTCTAACCAATCTCCCAAACAATCCACTAGAACACCACCATGGCTAATACCCTCTCCAATCTCATCCCGGACGTTTACGCCGCTCTCGACGTTGTGTCCCGCGAACTCGTTGGCGCTCTTCCAGGCGTCACCCGTGACCCCAAGGCTGACCGCGTTGCGACTAACCAGACGCTCCGCATTGCTCAGGCTCCAACCAACACGACCTCGACCTATACTCCGTCGATGGCCGTTCCTTCCGCAATCGACCAGACTATTGCCAACGCTTCGCTTACCTTGTCCAAGAACAAGTATGCGGGCTTTAGCTGGACTGGCGAAGAGGAATACGGAATGGACCAAGGCCCCGGCTTCCTTTCCATCCGCCAGAACCAGATCGCCCAAGCGTTCCGCGTTCTTGTCAATGAAATGGAAAACGACGTGTGCGACGCTCTTGCCGCCGGCGCTTCTCGCGCTACCGGAACCGCTGGCACGACCCCGTTTGCTTCGACCCTCAGCGACTCCGCTCAAGTTCGCAAGATCCTCGATGATAACGGCGCTCCAGGCTCGGGTCGCTCGCTTGTCATCAACACCTCCGCTGGCGCTGCCCTCCGCACCCTTGGCCAGCTTACCAAGGCGAACGAAGCAGGCCAGAGCATGACCCTCCGCGATGGCGAGTTGCTCAACATGCACGGCTTCAGCATCCGGGAGTCCGCTCAGATCAACGACGCAACTGCCGGAACTGGCGCAAGCTACTTGCTCAACGGCGCTCTCGCAGTTGGAGCCACGACTGTCACGGTTGATACTGGCACTGGCACCATCCTCGCGGGTGACATCGTGACCATCGGTGCTCACAAGTATGTTGTCGCAACCGCCCTTTCCGGTGGAAGCTTCACAATCAACGCTCCGGGCATCGTTGCCGCAGCCGCTGACAACCTGGCCATCACGGTCAACGCGACCAGCGCCCGCAACCTCGCCTTTAGCTCCGATGCTATTGTCCTCGCCACCCGCCTGCCGATTTTCCCATCGCAGGGCGACTTGGCAATCGACAACGAAATCATCACTGACCCGCGCACCGGAATCAGTTTTGACCTTCGCGTGTATCCCGGTGACGGAATGGTTCTCTACCGCATCCACGCCCTCTGGGGCTGGAAGGTTGCCAAGCCGAACCACGCCGCACTCCTTCTTGGTTAAACTCGGTTGGCATCTCAAGCCGTCGCATCACACCCGATGCGGCGGCTTTTTTGTAAAAAGACATGAAAACAAAAAAGAGCCGTGACCTCATTGATTCGTTTCGGAAGTCATGCCGCCCGCCCGCCCGTCTAGCGCCCTCAGTTTGGGCCAGCGGAAGAGTGGCAATCATGGACGGACTGACCCCGAAATACCAGATCGAGAATGCGCCTTGGCAGCGCGAGCCACTCGACACGCTGGCAGACGGCGACGTTAAGGAAGTGGTTTTTCTAGCGCCAATCGGAACAGGCAAGACGACATTCATGGAAGCGGCTTTGCAATACATCATCGCGGAAGACCCTGGCCCGACTTTGCTTGTGGGTCAGACCGATGACGACCTGAAGGACTGGGCAGAGACACGCATGGATTACGCCATTCGCAATACCCCTGAAACAGCCGCGTTGCTACCGGAAGACCGCCACAAACGACGCAAGATGCAGGTGCTATTCCCGCACATGAGCCTTTTCCTGACGGGTGCAAACCTTTCAGGGCTTCAATCCAAGTCGATGCGTCGAGTCTTCAACGATGAGGCGTGGCAATACCGACCGGGCATGCTCAACGAGTCACGCGGAAGGCTTCACGACCGATGGAATCGTCAGTTTTTCATCCTCTCACAAGCAGGCGTGAAGAATGACGACCTCGATAAGTCATGGGAGCAAACCGACAAGCGGGAATTTTCCTTTTCCTGCCCCGATTGCCACACGATTCAGCCTTGGAAATGGTGCAACGTCGAATACAGCGACGATGAAAAGCTAGACAACCTCACGCGGGCGAAAACAGCGCGTCTCAAGTGCGAAAATCCGGCCTGCAAATGGCGTTGTGAGGACTCAACCCAGAAAAGGCGGGCGCTTGCTGAATCAGGCAGCTACGTCGCCACGAATGAGGGCCTGCCGGGGCATGTTGGCTTTCATTACAACGTGCTTTGCAACTGGCGGAAACCTCTTTGGGAAATCGTCCTCTTGTGGCTAGACGCCAAGACCGCCCAACGTGTCGGAAACCTAGACTTGCTGCGCCAGTTCATTCAAAAAAGGCTTTCCGAATCATGGGAGGAAGACAACACCGACAACCGCAAGGAGCTTGTCGGCAATGGCTACCTCATGAACGAGTTTTCCGACGGGCGGAAAATTGAAAACGAGGCTTATCGCTTCCTGACCGTTGACAAACAGCGTGATCACTTTTGGGTATGCGTCAGGGCATGGAGGGCGGACGGCTCAAGCATGCTTTTGCACTTCGGACGCATTGAGACGTTTGACCAAATCCTTGAACTTGCGACGCGCTACAATGTCCAGCCTCGCATGGTCTTCGTGGATGCTCAGTATGACACCGACCTCGTTTACTCCGCATGCGCCCCGAAGGACTGGACCGCGCTTCACGGCTCAGGGCAGAAGAGTTTTCCATACACGCGCAAGGACGGCACAGTAATCAACCGACCATTCACGCGGTTCAGCGAGGCCAGCAACACCAGCGGCAGGCGAGTCAGATACGCTCACTGGGCATCCGACCGCGTGAAGGACATTCTGCACGCTCACCGGACCGGGCTGGCGGCTGCATGGGATATTCCAGACGATGCGCCTGCTGAGTATCTTCGCCAGATTGACGCCGAGGTGAAGCGCGAGATGGTCAACGCCAAAACAAAGCAGTCGGAGTTCCGATGGGTCAAAACACGCAACGCCAACCACGGGTGGGACGTCGAGGCAATGCAGATCGTCGCCGCGCTTATGCTCAAGCTCATCCCAGGATTCGATGCTTAACTTTGACTTTCGCGCTCAAGTATGGCTGTTAAACTCGAAATCGACCGCGCTTCCCGTCGCAAGATGGAGGAAACGCTGGAAGAGTTTGCCCGCGTCACCGGAAACACGGTTGAGGATGGCGTGAATGACATTGCCCGCTCAGTCGCTCGAAAACTTGCCGACCGCGTCCAACCGTGGGGATTGACAGCAGCCAAGGGGCAAAAGTTTGAGAAGTCCATCGGCCATCAGGTTGACCGCGCATGGTTTGGAACTAACCTTGGAGACTATCCAGAGGCGCGCGAGATGCAACCCGCGCACAATCGGGCTCGAAACGGTTCACGACGCGGACAAGTTGACCACGCGGTTTACCGAAAGGAGAAGGGCAAGCCGTGGCTGAGATTGATTTCCAAAGAGGCCCGCGACGAATACAAGCTGAAAGCCCAGCATAAAGCAGGTCGCGCTAAGGCCGCATGGATCGAAGCCGCAAACGACATCGGAAGTGAGAAACTTTCCGGCATCCCGAACTGGATCAAGCGCCACATCGGAAGCGGCTACGGCTCCGCGTCCAAAGTCGGGAAGGGGATCAATTACACTGTCACGCTTCACAACCGGACTCCCTACATGGAGCGGATTCTACCTGAAAAAACCGTTGCTCAAGCCGTTGCGACCGGAATGAAGAACGGATTCACGCGCATTCAAAAGACCATTGAGAAAGCCATCGAAAAAGCAAACCGCACGACATGACCACGACCCAAGCCATCAAGGAACAGCTGATTTCCTACCTGACCGAAAACAGCCCGAGCGAGGCGCTTACGATTGCCGACGCCAACGCACGCGAGGAAATCGAATTCCCGTGCATCGCGGTCGATGTTCAAGGCTCAGAGGCGCATTCCGTCGCGCTGTCGATGGTCAACCGTGCGGAAGCCGTCATTACGCTCAGGGCGCACGCTGGCGACGAGGGAGACGCCAGTATCAACGAGTGGATCGGCTCGCTCGAAAGGCTGTTTTTCAACCACGTTGAAATGACCCGCGCAATGAACGAATCCGGCGTACTTTTATACGAATGGGTTTATAACGGCAGTTCTCAGAATTGGGACGCCGCGACCGTTGAAATCACATTCGCCGCCAACATCATGTTTGCCCGCATTTGACATGCCGCGAGAGATGAACACTCATCCTCATGGCTGCTACAATTTTTACTTCTGCCGCTGCTGTTGACCTTGAATACGGAATCGTAAACGAGACCGGAATCATCCTCACTAGCTACTCTCGAAACGTGCAGTCAGTGAAGGCTGAAGTGCGCGATGCTGAAAACGACGTTGTGGCGGTCGCTCATTCCGGCCTGACCGCTGCGATTTCGCTGGAAGGATTCATCAACGGATCGGTCGCAATGAACGTCGCCAGCATCCTGACGCTGACCAACAACACGAGCAACGGCGGACTGAGCGGCGGCACCATCATTGTTGACTCTTACAATGAGACTGCCGCTCAAGGCGAGTTCCGCAAGGTCTCCGTCAGTGCGACCCAATACGCTTCCACGATGACCGAGGTTTAATCCTCAAGAGCCGACGCGCCCCGGCTAAAGGGCGCACCTATAAACATGAAACAGGAGCTTTTTAGCACCCAGAATTTATCAGTCGCCAGTGTCTTGATGACGCACGGTTTCAAGATGGTTACGTTTACGCACATCGTGCGAAGCGACGGCAAGCAGTCTAAGGAGTTTTGGTTTGAGGGTTCAAGCAATCATTGCGACTACAAAGCCGAACAGGTTGCGTATTACGTCACCAAAGGTTCTGAAGATTTGAGACAAATTAAACCCGAAGACCCCGTGCTATGGATGCGCGGAGTTCTCACAAACCGGAACACGCTTGTCGAAATCGTCAAGACTGCCCCGCGCATGGTTGAAATCAAAAACGGCTCACGCCGCGCTCTAATCTCCGCAGACGCCAGTGATGAACTTAAACGGCAAATTGCCAAAATGCTTTAACACAACAAAAACATGACCATAGACAACGAACTGCAGACAGACGACGAAGCCTTGCGCGAAGCCGGATTTACTGACGGGCCAAAAGCGACATCATCATTTAAGCTGCGCCCGATGACGGCTCTCACGCTCTCATGGATGCAACGCAACAAGCTGTTTGACGAAGGCTCTGGCGACCTACTCCAGAAAACAGCCGCGTTTGCTTTTCTTCACACCGAGCCAATCGAAACCATTCGCGCAGTAGTCAACAACCGATCGGCATTCCTGAACGCGGTCGATGATTGGATCGAATCCAACATCAAGTTCCATACCGAACTGACCCCACTGTCGGATGAGATGAACATGGCAATGGAGGCTTACATGGCATCAAGCACCGTTGCCGCGCACCGCTCAGACCCGAAAGGCCCGGACTCAAAAAACTAGCCTCGCCCTCTTGGCTCGCTAGCTATGTCCACCACATCGCCAGCGTCACAGGATGGGCATTCCGCGAAATTATGGAAGAGCTACCGATTGCCGCTGGCCTTCAGATTATCGACGCTGACCTTTATTCAAAAGGTCTTGATCGTGTTTGGGCTAGTGGTTCGCAGTCTTTTGACTCCATGAGCCTTATTGACGAGGCGTTTCAGAAACTTACCCAACTATGAGCGGATACAAGGTCAACTTCAGCGCAACCGATGCGGGATTTTCCGGCACGGTTAGCAAGATTAAATCATCCATGGACAGCATGGATGATAACGTCAAAAAAGTTGAAAAGGGAATGAGTATGAGCTTTGGAGCAATGGCCAAAGCTGGCGCTGCATTTGCCGTCGGGATTGGCGCAATCAAAGCGGTTTCTGCTGGAATCACAGGGACTCTTGGCACGTTCAAGGACGCTCTTGATATGGGCGGCGAGCTTAATGACATGTCGCAACGTACTGGGATCGCCATTGACCAGTTGACTATCCTTCGTCGCGCTTTTGAGAACTCTGGAATGTCAGCAGATCAAGTTGGCCCTAGCGTCAACAAGCTGCAAAAAAGCATCAGTGAACTAGGCGAGGGAGCCAAGGGGCCATCTGAAGCATTTGGCAAGCTTGGGATTTCGTTTGAAGACCTAAAAGACAAGACGCCAGCCGAACAGCTCTCTATGATTGGGGAAAAGATTGCTGAAATTGAGTCACCTGCTCAAAAATCAGCAATCGCCATGAGCATATTCGGCAAAAGCGGAGGCCAGATGCTTGCGCTTTTTGCTGGCGGCAAGGACTCAATCGCGGAAGCGGCTGGCCAGCTTGGCTCGTTGCCATCTATCATGGAAAAAGTCGCAGCCACGTTCGACACAACGGGCGACAACTTGGCCGCGATTCAGTCAAAACTAAAAGAATTTGCGGCTGGCGTTCTTTCTGAGATGACCCCCGCTTTAGAGCTAATCACTACCATGATTTCAAGAATCGACGCCGCCAAACTCGGGCAAGATTTTGCTCAAATGCTGATTGGCGGAACGACTGCAATGAACGGTTTTGCCGATGCCTTGTCCGCGATTAAGCTTGGGGAATTTGGGCTAGCTTTCAGCATTGCGTTTGAGTCAATCAAGCTTCAGGCAGCTCAATCTGCCAACTCTATTTACGCAAATCTAAAAGCCGGAATCTCCGCAGCCGTGGAGTTTATGAGCCTTGCAATGGGACCAGGATCAGGGCTTTTTACGATGCTCAAAGAATCATTTTCGATTCTAGCCAGTGAGGTGACGCTTGTTTTTGCAAGGTCCGTTTCCAAGATGGTTGAAACCATGTCTTTTGTTTCAGAAGAAACAAAGGATGCAATCATTGGAAATATTAAGGATCTTGAGGTTGGCGTTGAATATTCAAAAAATAAGATTTCAAATTCGATGGAGCAAATTGGAGGCGATCTTATTCTTGCTTCAACTGAGGCAAAAAAAGCATTTGATGAATCTTTAAGCTCTAGCGAAAAGCTAATTGACACGACACAGCTTGAACTTGGATTGCAGCAATCAAAAGTCGGTTTGCTCAGAATCCAAAGCGAGGAGGCATTGAAAGGCGTAAAGACTCAAGAGGCAATGGCCAGCTTGCAGCTTTCGATTGGAGGCGCTCGCGCAACCAACGCCGAAAAAATTAAGGAACTTGAGTCTGACATTGCCGCCGCCAAAGCGCAGGGAAATAAGGAGCTTGAAGGACAACTAAAAGCTCAGAAATCATACCTTGAACAACTTGAAAGATCGTTGAAAAACGGGAAATCGCTTCAAGACGCAATGGCCGAAGCTGGTAAGGCTTACAGCCACAGCCTAGAGTCATCCGCCAACAGCCTAGAAAAATCGACCGCTGAAATGAAAGAGCAACTAAGCCTTTCAGACCGTCTTCTTGCGAACGTAAAAGAATCAGAGATGCGGCAACGGATTGACCCTAACGGGAAAATTGAAGGCCGCGTAAATGAGGCAATTGACCGAGGCAATTTCCGTCGAGCAAAACGCGAAATCGACAAGCTGCGTGAGGCTGAGGATGAGCAGAAGATTCGAGATTTCTTTAAGAAAGATCCAAATAGCGACTTTAACAGCAAAATCAAAATGTCCTTGAAGGACTTGGCCCGCAAGGAAGGTGTTGAAACCTTTGGCAAGACAACCGACGAAATCCGTGACGCGCTACTCCAGAAAATGAAGGAGCGCGAAAAGGGAATGGACGCGAAGCAACGCGGCAAGACCAAAGAAGAGGCCGCGAAAGACGGAGGCAAAGGACAGCCAGCGGCAGACCCCATGAAAGTCATCGTCAGCACCGTGGAGCAAATCAAGCAACTCCTGGCCAAGATTGAGCCCAAACTTCCGACACCCGCACTAGGAGCCTAAACATGAGCGCAATACTTTTCGAGAAAAACGCTGGCCAGCTTGTCGCCAGCAGCGAGCGAACCGTTGCCACTTTCGAGAGCGGGCTTGTCAGAGTCGACCAGAAATACACCTGCGCGAATGCCAACGCCGCCGCGCATCGCGCGACTCTTGCCATTGGGGCAGACATGCCAGACGGCGACGACACGCCAACGATTGACGGCCTCAAGATATTCCCAGCACCGCAAGAGGTAAGGCGGCAAGATGGCTTCACCGAGTTCCAGGTTTCAGCCTATGGCCGATCCGCGAGTGGCATCCAAAACGTCATTGTTGAACAGCAACGGGCGATAAACGACACCTTCCGTTATTCTGTCTGGAAAGTCTCGGGAACGATTTGCATTCCGGCCACTCAGTCTCTAGTGATCGAGGATTTGAACCTCGACCCGGTTCTTTTCGAGCCGTTCAATGTAGTCATTCTCAGCAACCCCGTTTTCGACACGCTTTCCGTGACTGAAATCCAAGTGGTCAGTCCGCGATTCAGACCGCCGAATGTCTCTGTCGGTTTCCCATCCGGCCAATACGAGGTAAGCGCGCCGGCTGTCACTCGCCGAAACTACCGAATTGAGATGACGCTTGACGGGGAGACGGCGGGACTGGTGACAACGATGTGGCTTGCCGACCCTAAAATCGTCATCACGGCAACTCGTGGATTTGGCTCATTTGTTGAACTTGACATCACCACCGAACGCGAGGCGGCTGAGGCCGTTGTTGAATAATGGCGAGAAAGTTTCCAGTTGATTTCGAGCAGAAGGCAAAGTCACCGCCTCCGGTCGGGGGCAGGGGCTACCCTTACCAGCTTTCAGCGAAAGACCTCATGCAGAACTTCCGCTTTCTAAGCGAGCTTGTTCCCGAGGGAGTGACCGACAATGACCTAATCTATTTCAGCGCGAACAAGTGGCAGATTCTCCCCGCTCCATCCGGCAACGGGGTTTTCGTCCTTGGCGCGGTTGACGGGAAACTGACCTGGATGGATACCGCAGAATGCGAATGATATGCCAACGATTCGGCTAAATTCTAACGGCGATGTGATCCTGAAAAACGGATCGCCGTCATGCGCTTGCTGCAGTCCATGCTCTCCCGATGTTTTCACGGTTTACGTCGAATACTATCAGGACACCTCGCCATCGCCGACAACCACCTACATGACGCTAACCGGAAGCCTCAACACCGGGCTTTTCAGCGACGATGATGGAAACGTCTTGCAATGGAACGGACCGCTTGAAGTGCCATACAATGACCAATGGGTTTTCATTCCGATTGACTTTCCGGTTGAACACACGAACGCATTGCTTCCCCGCTGCGATCCTCAAGGCGTGTTTACTTTTGAGACCTACTACGCAACCGTCTCATTTACCGAGTTGCCATGAACTGCGAATTTTCACAAGACGGCAAGTGCCTGCTTGGCCTATACGGTGGAAAGCCTTACTTTTCCAACTGCCTCGCATGCGTCAGCCAAGGAAACAACAACCGCGAGTTTGCTGAAAAGCTCTTTGCAAACCGCGAAGTCACGCACCCGCCGAAGCCCGAAAGAGTCTCAGGATGCTGCGATTCTGCCTTGAATCCCTGATTTGACATTTGCCCCGTTTACGAACCTAGACGACTCCCATGAACCTTTCCACGACCCGCGCAACATTCGGCCTCAACTCCCGCGTCACTCCCGTCAAAGCGGGAACCAATGGCACCGTCCAGATCGGTGAAAACAACGAGACGCTTACGCTTTCCAGCGCAACAAAGATCGTCTCATTCGACGCCGTGATTGCGGGCGCATCCTCGCTCGTTGTTGACGTTTCTGACTTAGACAACACCGGTTCAACTTCATGGACCGCTGGCAATGCCCAGGTTGAAACTGCAACCGCTGCCGGCACAATCACTGGAACCGGAAATGCAACCGTTGTCGTCACCTCCGCGGGCATGACGGGATCGCCGCTTACGGTTAGCGTCGCAGTGACTTCCGGTGACACTGCTAGCGTATGGGCTGGGAAGGTTCGCACTGCGCTTGCCGCCAATGCGACCATTGCCGACCGCTTTACCATTAGCGGCACCACAACCGCCATCGTGTTGACTCGCAAACCGCTCGTCACCTATACGCTCAACGGTTCATCCGTGCCGATCTATACCGCTAACGATGCAACTTTGAATGTCTCTCTCGACAATGGAACATGCACGGGCATCACAACCGCATCAACTAGTGCCAACACCACAGCGGCAGTCGCCACGGCTGGAGCCAATGCGCCCGATCTTGACGGCACAGACTTTGAAGGCGAGTCAGTCGGAGGATTGACTGCACTTTATGGCGTCTTTTCCAAGAATAGCGCAAGCTCCGCAATCGCTGCCACCGTCAACGTGCTTGATACCATTGTCCTTCCAATCGGCGGAATTACTGGAGTCGCTGCAACGACCACTCTTGGTGCAACTGACATTACCATCTCAACCGCCTCTCTTTCCGCCCTCGTCACCGTCACCATTGCCGGAAGCTAAAAATGAGCCAGCCCGCAACTGTTAATCTGAAGCCAATTGTCTTCGGGGACACTTGGGACGGGATGACCGTCTCAATGTCTTCCGATGGTTCCGCGCTTGATTCCGACATCAGCGCGATTCGGATGTTTTTTAAGAACGAGGAAGGCACGACGGGACTGGAGTTGACGAATACGGCTGGCATCACGATTACCAACGCGAACACATGGGAGTTCACGGTTGATTCAATCGCCCGCTTTCCGCTGGCAGTCGGTCAATGGTATTGGTCAATCGAAATTACCGCAGCTGATAACAACCGAAAGACTCGCGTTGCCGGGTCGATTGAAGTTCTAGACGACGCTACACAATGAGCATCACGATCAACGTAAACGAATCCGTCGAAACCATCACCGCGACGATTGTTGACGGAGACGAGACAATCACGGCGACGATTAACGAGCTGCCGCGCGGCACGACGGGGCCACAAGGCCCAACAGGGGCCACCGGAGCGGCAGGCCCAAACACGGTGACGACCTCAACCAGCACCACCATCACGGGAATCCTCAAGGGCAACGGATCGACCGTGCTTGCCTCGACGGCTGGCACAGACTACCTCACCCCGACCGGAAATGGCAGCGGATTGACGGGGCTAAAGGTCACCCGCGTGTTTGCAGACCAAGCAGCGGTAAATGCCGCGACGCCGGATTTCATTGGGCAAATTGGATACAATACTGAACTTAGTAAAATTTTCTTTGGATTTGAAACCAACGTAGGATCATGGACAAGTAATTTGGCTATTGATAGTTTGACGGTATCCGATATTGGATCTTCTGGGAATATTTCGGCCACTGGGACCGTCTCTGGGTCAAATATCACAACCAGCGGCAACGTAACCGGAAATGCAGCGACATCAACCGCGCTTGCAACCTCCCGAAACATCTTCGGACTTGCCTTTGACGGAACTGCAAACGTCAGCGGCGATGCAACCAATGCGGGACACTTCGCCAGCATTCCAACAGGAGGCGCGGCGGGGCATTTTGTCATGCTGCAAGGCACTGCACCGACGCTTGTAGCTGGCCGCACTGCGCTCTACGGCATCGCAAACGGATTCGGGGTTCGAGACGGCACCGGAACAGCGCGGACCGTTGCTCTCTCAGGTAACATCTCGCTCGCGAACAACCTGACGACGAGCGGCAACTTTGCACTGACTCTCACGACCACAGGGACCACCAACGTGACGCTTCCCGTCAGCGGAACACTCCTCGCATCTGGAGGTGCTCTCGGAACTCCGACCAGCGGCACCCTGACAAACTGCACTGGATATTCAGTCAAAAACCTCGCGGATGTTCAGTTCTCTCTCGCCGCGACGGATCTCGTTCGCGCGGCAGGCGTATCAGGCAATGATCTAACGGCAACGCTTGCATCGGGTAAAACTTACCGCGTGAACGCGATGGTTAAAATGACCGGATCTGCTGGTGGGTCTTTTGTCAGTAGTATCTCTGGACCAAACTGTTCATTTGGAATTAGCTTCTACGAACGCGCAGGCTTTGAGATTGACACAATTATCAGTTCGCTTTCACCGCTTGGGACTTCCAATTTGCACAGTAACACGGGAGCCACTTCACAAACGATCAAGGTTGAAATGATCATCAAGACTTCGGCTTCTGGAACTCTTACTTTTGGATGGACGGCAGTTTCTGCTACCGGAACTCGAAATGCTGGTTCATACCTCCGAGTTGAGTTGCTTGATTAATTTACCAACCTCACCACCATGCCCCTCTTCACCGCACGCTCACAACTCGATCAGGATCTCGCATTCAAGGATTCGCTGATCCTACGCGCCCTCGAAGCCGCCAACCATGCCGCCGTTACGCTGCAAGGATGCTACCAGACTTTCTACGAACTACCGCCCGAAAGGCTTGAGGCAGTATTGAATCACAGCATCCCGTCCACGCTGGCAATGTTCCAAGGCAATACCATCTTCGGTGCCGCTGCCAACGCTGCGCTTGATGCTGCGGAATATGGTTCAGTCCGCGCTCCTGTCGAGCTTCCGGCGCATGTCACTTTTGACGGGACGGCTTTTATTGTTACCAATCCCGATTGACCACCATGAGGGCCATCATCACGTTCCAGGGGTTCACCGAAGATCTCTCCCAGAACACCGGGACCGAGCGTCTTTTCCGTGAAGTCGTGAGGAAGTTGGTCGGCCCGGATCTCACTTGCCTAGACCCGAGACAGTGGGACGCGAACACCGACGCGATGGTAGCCTACCTGTCCCGATCAGGCGTCACTGAGTGCGCCGTGGTGGGCTACTCCTACGGCGGCGGATTCACCGCGCAGAAGTTCGCCAAGGCGTGCATGAAGCACGGCATCACGATCAAGCTGATGCTTCTCTGCGATCCAGTCTACCGCCCGACGTGGCTCCCAGCGTGGCACATCCTCCAGCCTTTCGCCATCCGGTCGCTGATGCCGAAGGCCGCGCACATCGACATCCCCCGGTCCGTGTCCGAGGTCCACTGGGTGCGCCAGCGTCTGAGCCTCCCCCAGGCGCACGACCTACGGTTCGAGTGGTCGCAAACTGTCATTCACAAGCCGCAGGTTCTCCCCTACGGACACACGGCGATTGATGAATCTCCTGAATGGTTCGATCTCGTCCGCCGTCACCTCGCCGACTTTGCGGCTTGCAAACCCGAGTGATTCTGTAACCCTGCCGCAGCCATGAAGACCCTCTGGAAACTCCTCCTGCTCGCATGGGCACTGCTCTACATGCTCACCGCGTGCGCCCGACCCGGATTCGCCGTGACCTATTCCGGCATCTACCGGGCGACAAGTGGTCAGGAGTTCAGTGCGTCTGCAACCTACCGACCCATTCACGCCGTGAAATGAACGTCATTGCCAACCTGATCGACATCTTGTGGATCTGGTTGGCGTGGACACCCCCTGACTACCATGAGCGACCTCGCCAGCAAGATCCTAGCCATCGCCGAAAAGGAAATCGGCGTGCATGAAATCGACGGCACGAACTGCGGGCCGCGTGTCAACGAATACAAGGCCGCGACGAATCTGCCAGCGGATCAACCGTGGCCTTGGTGCGCAGCCTACGTTTGCTTTTGCGTGCGCGAGGCCATGAAGGGAGGAACCTACACGTTCAAACGTCCGACGACCGCAGGAGCTTGGGATCTGGAACGGTGGAGCAAAGAGCAAGACCGCAGCACATGGACAAAGCGCAATCCCGGCGACGACATCCAACCCGGCGACATTGTAATCTACAAATTTTCGCATGTCGGCATCGCGCAGACCTCGCCCAACTCCAAGGGGAACTTTAGGGCGTGTGAGGGAAATACTGATGGCGAGGGTAGTCGGGAGGGCGGAGCGGTCATGATTAAGACTCGTCACATCTCCAAGGTCAAAACCCGCATCCGTTTTACCGTATGAACCACGACGAAAACCTTACCGTGCTGGGAAAATTGGTCATGGGAGCGTCAGGTATGGCGATCAACGCCTTGGCTGTCATCACCTCGATGCAGGAGCAGATTGAGTGGGGATTTCGTATTTTCTCGCTCGTGATCGGTATCGCGGTCGGACTCCTTACAATCTGGAGCCTGCTAAAGAAAAAGCCAAAATGAAAGTCCACATGATCTCCCCAGAAGAGATGGAGTCGCTCCGTTCTCTGCGAGCCTGGCTCAGTGAGATCATAAAAACCCAAAAGCTGGCCAAGTCGCAACACCACGCGGCTGCGGATTTCGCTATCGACCTGAGCGAAATTCTGGACAATAGCATGTGCGCTGAGATACAAGCAGTCGAACCTTGAAAACGTCATGGACAACACCGAACGAATCAAGTCCTCAATCTTGCGCAACCCTTCCGCGCCCAATCACCGAATCGCCAAGAACCTCAGTTTGCATGTCGATGACATCGCCAAGGTGAGGGGCGAAATGGGACATGTCCCAACTGAGCCGCAACAGGATCAGGGATTGCTCCTGAGCAAGCTACGAGTGCTGCCGCGCAGGCCCGCAGAATCCGCAGCGAAATACATCAAACGCCTCCCCCTCGGTCGCGGATTTGATGTGCGCAAACTCTCGCAGGAATGGGGCATGGGTGAGGACACGATTCGACGCCATGCGAAAGACCTTGGCTGCCTTAAATACGTCGAAACCGAACCCGACGAATGGGTTCCGGTCGTCATGAACCCCGAAACCGCCAAGCAATATGTCTGAAGGAATCGACCTATCAACTAAGCGAGTCACCGACAACGATGCGATTTCGGAAGTCACCAAGGCGCGGGCGGCATTGGCGAAACTCAAACAGGAACTTTCAGCGGTCACGAAAGACCGCGACGAGCTGCTTGTCGAATACGGCGACCTTCAGAAAGCCCGATACGCCGGAAAAACATCACAGACTCGTCCAAAGCCTGCCAAGGATGATTTCATTCGCATCATCGTTAACGACGTCCACGGTCAAATGATGGACAAGGATGCGGTCGCGGCATTCCTCGGCGACCTGCGCGACTGGAATCCTGACGAGATCGTTCTAAATGGAGACATCATCGAATGTGGCGGATTCCTCGCAGCTCACCATGTCCTCGGCTACGTTTCGCAGACCGAATACTCATGGCAAGAGGACATCGCCGCCGGGAATTGGTTTCTCGACGAGGTTCAAAAAGCCGCGCCGAAAGCGAAAATCCACTACATCGAGGGCAACCACGAAGACCGGGTGGAACGCTGGATTGTGGACCAGACGATGCGCCACACGCGGGACTCAGAGTTTCTCCGCGAGCTTATTTCGCCCCGGACGCTGCTGCGCCTTGAAGAGCGTGGAATTGCCTACTACGGACG